ATGTTTTGGCTGCTGTTTCACCTGTTACTAATTGACCTTGTGGATTGTATACCTTTCTACCAGCATCGGTAACAACATAATATGCGCCATTTGGAAATCTCTCAGTTGCTCTTATAATGCTCCCAGACGTATCATATTGCGTTGTAATTAATTGTTTGAAAGCATCGGCTGGTGTCATTGCGCCAGCTTTGACTGCTGCAAGTAATTGTGCCGCCATTGGGTTGTTAACTGCCATTTTTTCTAATTCAGCAATAGTCTTATTTCTGTTGCCTTGAGCAACACGCTGTGCGCCCTGTTCTCTGATTTGTTCTCCAGCCCTCATTTCAGGAAGTATCAACGGATCAAGTGCTTGTCCTAAATTTTGCAATGGACTAAGACCAGTTGCTTGGTTTGGTCTACGCATACGATTTAAGAAACTAAATAAACCACCTGTTTGTGGATCAGGGTTCATCATAATTAATTACCCCCCTGCATCATTGCTATTGTTTGTAGATAATTAAATAAACCAGGACTTGAGCTTGTTTGCTGACCTGAGACAGATGGTGTTCCTGATATAGCCGCCAACAGCGTATTTAATCCTTGTGCTGGTGTTTGTTGGTATCTGTTGAAATCTGCGCGTCCAGCGTCAATTAGCTGTTGCTGTATACCGCGCTGCTGCGCCCCTTGTGCAGCCATTCTATCTTGCACCGACTGACCATAGCCAAAAGACTGTCTACCTAAGTTACCAAGCTGCTGTGCAGCCCCTAGACGCTGTTGATTGCCTTGCAACCCTGCGCTTTGATTAACTTGTTGTGCCGTCATGCCAGCTTGTGCGCCAAACTGTGATGCTTGGTTTTGTGCATTTGCTAAATTTTGGGCTGCACCTAACGCTGTATTAAATCCTTGCTGTCGTAAATTACCAACCATATTAGCTGCTTGTTTACCATATCCTAACCTAGTTTGTGCTTCTGCTACACCTTGCCGACTGCCACCAAATGCGTTTGCTGCTTGAGCTTGTGCGCCTAATTGATTAAGACCTATATCTTGCGCTTGCCCAATATCAGCTAAACTTTGTTGTACTACTTGGCTTTCGTAAGGGTTTTGAAACTGCCCAATCATTGCCGCTGGATCAGCCGCTTGATAAGACGTTGCCTGTACTTGTGATGGCATATAACCCATACCAGCCCCTGTACCTGCTAATGCTGCTTGTTGCGCCCCTGATGCTTGTGCAAAAGGGTTTGCTGTCATTTGTGGATTTGCACCGCCAGCCATATTATTCTCCTATTTTCCTCTGCTACCGCCTTGCATTTCTAAGGCTACAGGTTGATTTTGTGGCGCTCTTTCGCCAATTGTTCCATCAGGTGCTATGCCAAAACTTTCAGCATAATCTCTAATAGGTTGTGGTATATCTCCAATCATTTGCTCAGTCATAGGTGCAGACGAATACCCTTGTATTCCACCCATGTTTTGCACTGGTGGCAAATAACTACTTGTATCTACAGTAGGCATACCAAAAGACTGCGCTGCCATATCTGTATATTGATTTGATAATTGTTCTTGTGGTGATAGTGCTGCAACTTGGATACCTGTATCTGGTATGTAAGTACTTTGCAAAGGCACTAAATCAGCCGCCATGCCTAATTGCTGTTGCACTGGAGTTTCAAAAAACTCTGGCAAAATTACTTCTTGTGTTTCTCTACCACCTTTAGCCATCTTTTATGTCCTTATGAAAATGAACGTGCTGTAATGTCCAACCGTTTTCCGTTAATGGTTTTTTCCATCCTAATCTACCTGTCATGATACCACCAGTGCAACCATGAGATTTTGCCCAGACGCCTATATCGTGATCCATGTCCATGATTTGATCTAGTTCTCCACCAGCTAAAAATATATTAATTACTTTCTTTCTAGGATATACCACAATTTCTGTAACTATGCACCCCCTTGGTGCTGCCCATAGTTGCATAGTGCCTTTTGCTATACCTACAACAATATCTTCCCACTCATGCGTACCGTTACAATACTCTAGTGCTGCCTCTATCCAAGGCTTACATCTTTGCAAATCTGGGCTTAATCTCCAATGTTTCATTAATAACTAGCTAACGCCACCCTTTTCCAAACTGCTGTTGATCCATCATAAGACCCTGTACAGATGTAAATATAATTATTATCCCATGAAATCATACCTGCCACATCGCCACTTGCGCCTACACTAGATGATGGTGCTGCTTGTTTTGTAGCTAATTGTCTAAATGCGCCATCATGCGAAACAACTGCGTATTTATTTGTAGTATCCCATAAAATTATACCATCTTCCGATGGATTATCTTCTGCTGTTTTAAAATATAGACGTGGCAATTGCCTACGCAAGTACGCTGTAAGATTATTACCCCATGCAACAACATTATCTCCAATTGGTGGTAATACTGGTGCTGCCATTATCTACTACCCCCTGCTTTTGCATCTATTCTCATAGTTCCAACACGCCATGCTGCATATGGAGTATCACCATCTACACGCATACGAATTTGTCTACCAGAAAACCTTACAGACGTTGGATTAGTTGGGGTAAATGGCCCATGCGTACTTTCTGTAGCATTTGGATAAAATCTGCTTTTGAAACTTACATTTACATCACCTTGTGTTTTTTCATCAGGAATAAGATTAGTTACCTGCATGATTTTTTCACCGTTGCCAATACTTACAGGGCCAGTTTCCGCAAAAATACTATCAGCAGCGACTACAGAAATTGTATTACCCATGCCGTTACCATGTACGGTGCAATAATATTTTAGAGACGCTGGGGCATTATCTGGCACTACAAAAGTAACCTTTGCCCCACTGCTACCAGGTGTACCTGTTGCAACTACATTAGTTGAATATGATGTATCGTCTGTATTGCGAAAACGTAATGGGTGACCTGAATTAGAGCTATGGCTCTGATCAAAAATATAAGTGTAACCCCTTTTTAAAGTTAATGTTGGATAATTGCTTTGATCTAATATGTACTTATTACCACCATCAACATTTGCTACCGTGACAGTAATTGTTTGCTTATCAAAATAAGACAATCCGACTTCGTGATCGTACATCGCGCCATCTTGACCCATCAACATTGGGTAAGTAAATACACCCCTAGAAGTGCCAGCAGTTCTTGACAAATTACCGATTAACCAATGATTTTCTTTATAATCTAATGCAACATATCGGTCTATTTCATTAGAACTACCAGAACAATAAAACCACCAAATTTCACCGAATTGTCCATTAGTAAAAGCCCATGTTTTGCTTTTTTGTGCTGTGTTTATATCTCCAAAAACATAATCATGCACATCACATGGGATTTCTGATACTACATTTCCATCAAATCTAAAAAATGCACCGTTACCCATCCAAAAAACACCCATGTCAACATCTGCTGCTGCCATACGTGAAATTATACCACAAGATGAACCAACCCTTTCAAATCCGAAAACATAGGGCGGCCCTATATAGCGTGAACTAAAACTATCGACATCGGTTAAAATTAAAGTTTGTCCACGTGTTCTTATAGCTGTTTGTATTTGTCCTGATGTTTGTAATTCTATATCACCAGCTTCGTTGTTAGCTAATGCTGCCCATTGTGTGTTATTTTCTCTGTCACACCATTGCACTTTGCGTGGATTGTTGCTTGCGCCTAACGCAAAAATAAACCGTTCTTCAGTTACTATTAAGCCTAAATTATTAGTTGGAGCGTTTGCTATTGCAGCAGCCTTTGCGCTTGTACCTAGCTGCCATTCTAAAAGCCTACCATCTGTTGTTGAGCAAGCGACTAAATACTCACCCCAATTATCTATTGACCATGTAGTAGCCTCTACTAAGTTTCCAGTGTCAGGACGTGGTGTTCCGTATGTTCCAGCGCCATAAAACCCATAGCCATATCCTGTGTTTACAGCAGCACTTTCTGTGCCAGCTACCAAATCTGTGGGAGCTATATCATATACAGTTCCACCTGATAACGCAGCTTTCAATTCGTTGTAAGAACCTGCTGCTACATATCGCGCCCCAGCGTTGCTTTCCCACGTATGCATACCTCTAGGAGCATTTGTTGTAATACTTGCAATATTTTCATTAGTTCGCCAACCACCTATTGGTCTAAGTGATCCGTCACGCCAACGTACTAATGACCCATCACGCCACCGTCCAGAAGCGTCTAAATCTGTTCCTGTTTGATAAAAACCTGCTGGAATTTTTAGTGGTATGATTGTCATTATTTTACTCTGGTTTTGTAGGCCATGAAATACTGTTTGGGAAACCTGATTGCTGTGGAACATTTAATAAATCTGTGCGGTATTGCGCCCACTCATTTTGTTTTTCTGTCGTTAAAGCCGCCCAACGGAGTGGGTTGGAAACAATACTGTCTACTTCTAATTGTAACATATTATCTCTTACAGTCCTTTGCTCAGAGGCTAACCTTGCGTCACGTGCCTCTTGTGTAGAAGCAATAAAATCTGATCCAATTAAAGCTAAAAGTGCAGTATTGTCTATTGTTTGGTCTGTGTCGGCTGACGATATTCCATAAGGTATCCAACCGTAATCAGGGTGATTTATCTCTACCTCCATTAAAGAATTATCTTCACTTAATGATATAGCATTACGATATTCTGTGATTTCTACGCTCAATTGTCTCTCCTATGATATTCGTAAATAAAGAGTAGTGGTACTAGTTGTGCCTCTGCCCATCGCTCTCCAAGTTCCACCAGATGCAACTTTGTATGATGTACTGTAATTTTCATTCACATTAGAATACCCTAAATTAGTACCTGCATAAGTGTTTCCTGCAACCACTGTAGTGCTTCCAACGCCATTCTTTAAAAAAGCGTATGAGCCTACTGCGTCTAAAGCCAAACCTGCCGTAGCAGATCCGACTTGTGCGGAACTTGGCGCAGGCGCAGAGGTCAAGTAACCTGCACTTCCGTGATCGCCCCAACCAAATGCAGTATTATAATTGTTAATATCACTTGTTGATGGAATTTGTGATGACTGAGGTATAACGTAACCACTTGCTAATGAAATAGCTAACGTACCTGATGTTGTAACAGGTGAACCACTAACACTTAATCCAGTTGGCACACTTAACCCAACGCTTGTTACTGTGCCAGAAGATCCACCACCACCACCAGAAGAAGCATTGATGTATGTTTTTATGTCAGACATTGCCACTTGTTTCATTGTGCCATCGTCATTGAATACAACACGGTCTGCATCTACTACCGTTGTTGACGTAGCACTTGTATCACCATCTAACGTGTTAATTTCTGCCGTAGTAATTGTTGCACCATCTAATTTATTCAATTCTGCTGCTGTAGAAGTAACTGCAACGCCACCTACCTGAAATGAAGTCATATTTGGTGTTGTTGCGTTTGTGCCGTCTGCGTTGTTGTTTACTTCT